AATAAAAATGTGTATTTAAACCCAAAGGCAACAAAATATTGGGCAATACCTATAGAACCTATATATGATAAAAAGAAAGCATCTGCCGGAATATTATTAAGGGGGAGAGCTGCTTATGTCAAAGATGATAAAAATAAAGATCTTCAAAGAGCTAATTATAGTTATGTTGATTTATATGAAAAATACCCATGGTTAGGTATTCAATATACTGTAAGTAATCCCGACGAAGATCATTTATCATGGGATGGCAATCATCATAAAAATTATCAAAGATCAAGAATACATAATCTTATTAATTTAAAAGAACTTGATAAATTAAATTTACATATTCAAGTTGATGGAAATAACATGAATGTTTTAAAAGGTGAAAAAGTTCCGGTTGTTTTGATTAAAAAAGATATAGTTGAAAATGCAGCAATGGAAGCTAATAATAATTTTAAAGATATAGTAGATTTATTTTATAGCGGATGGTATTATGTAAAAGGCTTTGTTATAAACTGGAGTAGTAGTAATAAAGATTCAGTTATAAGTGGATTTACCCAGGATTTCATATTAACTAGAAGAGAATGGCCAACTCCTATACCAACAGAAAACCCAAATAATTAATTTTTATGAGTAATATTTATAATAAATTTAGGGGAGTTGAAAAAATAGCTCGACAATATAATATTTCAAAAAGATTTGACGAGCCAACATATTTTTCGTTTAGATTAAATTTTTCTGACTCGGCTGAATATGCTTATAATATAGCAGATAATACTGCTAATTATGATACTATGCCACACCCTTTATTTTCAAGAGCAGAAAATAAAGACAAGATTGTAGATAATGTTAATGCATATTCAGCTATAAGATATTTAGAAGATGCTAATGAACCTGTAAGAGCAGGATTATTAAGGGAATTTATAGAAAGATTTGATGAATTACAAAATGATTTTAATTATTATTTTCAATCTATAGAAGGAATTTCAGATTTACTTAAAATTGATCCAACCAAAGGTCAAAGAGTTGGTAATGATAAAAAAATTACTATTACTTGTTTAGAGGGAATAGATTTACGAATGAGTTATTTAATTAACTTATATAGAAAAATTGCATGGGATGATGTTTATCAAAGATGGGTTCTTCCAGATATGATGAGATATTTTACCCTTAAGATTTATTTAGCTGAATTTAGAAATATGCAAATACCTACATTTTCTAGAGATGAAAAAATTTATGGTTATGGTAACGATGCAGCATATAATAAAAAAGAATTTTCTAATATTAATCCAACTAGTGTTAATTTAACATCATTAAGGGGTATGCCTACGACAGGAAAAGATAGTGGTGAAATGAATACTCCAGATATACCCGTATTTTTAAAAGTATTAGATAATGTTTTACCTACATGGCAAATAACATGTGAAATGTGTGAATTTGATTTATCAAGTATATCATTTGAACATTTAGATAATTTATCAGTTGCAGATAATCCTAATCCTGCGGTAGTAAAATTTTCTATTAAAGTTGGTAATATTAAAGAGATACAAACTTATCCTGTATTTAAAGCAAGATTTTTAAGTGATATAAGATTAAATGCAATTAATAGATCAAGATCAGAAGATACAACTAATGAACAATATACATATCCAGCATCTTTACAAATTGCACAAAATAGAATGGGAAATGAAGATTATCATATATCTGGAACTCCGTTTGTTGAAAGAATTAATGAAGTAAATGTTAATGATACAAGAGGAGCAATTGCAAAACCAATTCCATCACAAAATTTAAATAAAATTAGTTTAGAGGAATCTAATAAAGTTCAAGAGGGAATTAGAGGATCTACATTTGATGTTAATTTTAATCCTACTATTCCAAGTACTTGGGTAGGAAATGCTCTTACATGGGGAATTAACTATGCAAAAAATTGGATGGAATTATTTGTTAATAAAGCAAAGGTTACACCTATTCCAAGTTTAGGAGTATCTTATTCAGAAGTTAAATCAGTTATGGAAGCTAAAAATGTTATTGGGGCTTTTGGATTAATACGAAAAGGTATTAACACAGTTTCACAATATTATGATAATGGTCCTTCTTCGCGACTAAGTGATCCTATACAAACAGATGCCATAATGACAGATTTTTTGGTAGGTTTATCAAAATCTAAATCTACAGATAGTGAAGAAGCGCAAATAATGATAGAAGCCGCAAATAATGTATTAAATGATAAAGGGTTATGGGAAAAAATTAAGGATTATTCCCTTGCTACAGATTTAATTGGTCCCGGTGAAGTTAATAGAGATAAAAAAATTGAGGGCTCATTAGAACTTAGTGCTCTTTATCAAGCGCCACGAGAAGAAAGAAAAATTGAACAAAGTCAAATAATAGAAGCAAGTCCAAGTAGTTCCTTGGGTAATGAAATTAATATGAGTAATTTAAATCAACCACAATTAAGTAAAGCAACTAATAATAACATTTAATGTCATATACAAGCGAAATAGATTTTATACAACATGATTATCGTGATAATGATTGGATAGGTATTGTTGTTAATTCTAAAGATACTACATTTTCGGGTAGATGTCAAATAAGAGTTCTTGGATTATTCGATGGAATTAAAAATGAACATCTACCATGGGCAGTTCCTATAAATTCAACAATATTTGCTGGGGATGGAGCTGGGTCAATATCTATTCCTAAAATAGGACAATTTGTTAGAGTTCAATTTAATAATGGAGACATATATGCTCCAGAATACACAACTATACAAAATATTGATTCCGATTTAATAGAAAAAATTAAAGATGATTATCAAGGAACACATGTTTTATTATATGATCCCGTAGAAGAATTAACAGTAATTTTTCAACGTCAAAGTGGATTTCAAATATATCATAAAGAATCTTTTATTCAAATAACTCCAGATACACTAATAACTCTTCAAACTCCAAATGGTGAATCTATAGTTCAAATGGATGGAGACACTATTAATATAACTACAGTAAATGAGGTAAATGTAATTGCAGCAGCAAGAGCAGAAGTTGCAGCAGATGAAGTAATTGTTAATGGAGCACAAGCAACAAAGATTGGACCTGGGCCATATCAGGCAGGGGTAGGTGGTGAAGGGCTAATGGCTTTATTATCAACAATGGCAAGTGCACTTGATAGTAAATTACCAGCAACTCCTGGTGTTAATGTGGGTCTTGTAGAAGCAGCAAAACAAATGATAGCATCAACAAATGTAATGATAAGTGTATGAGAGCAAAATTTATACTTAAATTAAATGAAAAATTTATCGAGGATTCTGATCCTATAAATGATATGGGTATTGGAATTTATGCTAAACATTCTTTTAATAATCTTGAATCTCTTCGAGATTGGATAGACCATTGTTTACTTACTATTTTAGGAACTAAAGAAATTCCTGAGGATATTTTAATGGACCCAGAATATTATATAAAACCCATATATGAAGAAAAAATAAACAGATATATCAGAGAATATATTACATATCTAGGAGATCCTGCAGATTTTAATGATTTACAACCTTATATATTTTCAAGTTTTTTAAAAAAGAAATATAATCTAGATTCTCGTAGTGTATACGATGATGAAAATCCGGATTATCCTAGTATATATGATGATGAAATATCTGAAAAGTTTACGGATGATTCTGATCCTATAGAAGATATGGGTATTGGTATAAATTATTTATTTAAAAAAACATTAACTGATTTTAAAGATAGGCAATGTACCGAAATATATAAAAAATATTATGAACAATATTGTGATAAATCTTTTTATTCTTTTAGTTCTGAAATAGTAAGAACTATATATCATACAATGAAATATTTTATTACACAAACAGACACTAAAGAGCAAGTATCTATACAAGAAGCGTTTGATAAAACTAGTATGTATGAAATATATAATGATTACGGCTCGTACCGAACAGAACAACATATGAGTGCGTATAAACTTAGAAAAAAAATTGCCGAAATTTTTAAAATAGAATATGATATTAAATTAGACCCCAAAAAACCAAAAAGAACCTAACTAAAAACCAAAAAGAT